CTCGAGCGTCTGCTCCTCAGCAATCTCGTTACTTAGAGACATGCTTGCGCCTGAATCGGTAGACAACGTTCCAATCGCACTTGAAGCCGTGTTTGGTCAGCAGCCGGGCTATCGAGTGATTGCTGTAATCCAAGTTGTAAATCAGGTCGTACCATTCTTCGCCGTTTGGCTGTGCATCAATCCAAACGCCTAGGTCGTGCAACCTATTTTGTCTTGGTTCTATTTCGTCGCGTAACGCCATTGTCGTGATCCTCCAGGTGGTTGTCAATCTTGTGTTCCACCCTAGTAAGTATCTTGCGGACGTATGCGTGATCGTCAGCATTTTCTTTTCGTGCACGCTCAATGAGGATGGCTGGCAGCACTGCTGCGCAGATGATGGCAATACCGCTAATTAGCGCTACGTAGATTTCGGTCGGCATGCAGGCTCACAAACTGCTGCACTTTCAAGGGTACCTTATTGCCCGTGTAGTACCTGATGTGCCAAGGCTCTGATTGCAGCTCCCAACAGAAGCCGTACCAGTCGGCGTTAGCAAGCATCCATTTCAGTCGATCACCGCTAGCGCTGCTGACATCAACAGCCAGCCCAAGGTTGTGCATCGATGTGCCCGGTGTTGCCATTGGTGCCATGCCGGGCTTCAGGTAGTACTTCTGGCCTTTGTACGTGCGTACTGACGTGGTTGGGATAGGTGCTGTGGTGTATCGGGCTAGAAAGCCTCGCTCTTGCGTCTCGAGGCTCCTGTACGTGTCTGCGACGCTTGTGGGCTTGAATGGCCTGATGCCGTCAGCGTGTGCAGCTCTACGCATAGCCTCCCACGCTTGAGCCGCCAAAGGATGCAGTTGCCCATAGGGCCTAATGGTTTTCAACAGGTATGTAGGCAATCGGCCTGGCTGTACGCCTCGCAGGTCAGCAGGTAGTACGACTGGCTTGACCGGGTATTTCACTTGCGTCCGTACCGCGTGTCTTTAGTGTTTGCCCAAGCGTAGATCATTGGCAGGACTGCTGCTATCCCGGCTTTTAGCGCGCCTTCGACGTTGTAGTTGCTTGTGATAAGCACGGCGACGCTTCCAGCGACGAAAGCTTTCAACCAATCTTCGAGCATCGGTGCCCACTTCATTAGACCTCATTTCTTGGTGTAATAAATCTGTCCTCGTCTGGCAAATAAACATCGCCCACGGATGCAAATTGTCCTCTAAATGGTGTGCCGTTACCAGTGTGCTGGGGGTTGGTTTGTGTCACCCCGATGGCCTCACCGTTTTCGTCGTAAATGGTTTCGCCTGCGTAGTACGTGTTGTATGACGTGCGCTTGCATACCAAGCCACGAACCCTGCCGTAATACAGTTCCCAGCCAACACCGTCAACTGTTTCCGTTTCGTCGCGTCCGTAAATCACTTCTACGACAACGTTGTTCTCGTCTAAAAATGCGTAGTGAGCCATGGTTAGAACACCACCGTGTCTGTGCCTGCAGTGAATGTGTACACCCGGTATCCAGCGCGACTGACCGTTGACACCGAGTATGTCAAGCCTGCACCAATTGAAGTCATTGGGGCAAAAGAATCTGAATAGGCGATGATCACTACGCCTGAGCCGCCGTTTGCGCCTCCAGGTGTGGTGTTGCCGTTTGAGCCGCCACCGCCACCGCCACCAAGGTTGGCTGAGCCTGAGCCGCCAGATGCTGCAGTGGTCGTGTCTTTCCAGCCGCCTTCGCCGCCTTGCGCTCGAGTGACTGATGCCCCAGTAATGCTTGATGCGCTGCCTGCGCCTTGTGCGCCGCCTGCCGGGTTGCCGCCGTTGCCACCTGCGCCACCAGCGCCGCCGCCACCGCCACCACTTTCCTGTGTCGCGTTACCAGCACCACCGTTGTTGCCTTGTCCGACTGTGCCAGTACCACCAGCTTTGGTGAATGAACCGCCACCGCCCGAGCCGCCGTTTTCGCCAACCAGATTGCCTCCGGCGTTGCACCCACCGCCGCCACCGCCACCGGTTGACGTGATACTGCTGAACACCGAGTTGTTGCCGTTGCCGCCAGATAGGCCAGAGTTGTTTGCTCGACCAGCGCCACCAGCGCCAATGGTCAAGGTGATGCTGGCACCGGGCGTTACTGAGAACGATGCAGAAGTTTGGTAACCACCCGCACCACCGCCACCGCCAGAGCCGTTCGTGTTGCGTTGACCGCCACCGCCACCACCGCCAGCCAGCACCAAGTACTCAACGCTGGTTGGAGCCTGTTGTGCTCCAGCTGCGACAATTCCAAGTATTGGCATTTACGCGCTCAGGTTGCCGAACACCACAGCTGCCGTGGCTGATGTGAACAAAATTGTGGCTGCCGCGTATTGCCCGGTCAGTTTCAATTTGCTGCCTTGGCTGTTGAGCGTGGCACCAGCTCCAGCAGCAAGCGTCACTTGACCTGCACCAAGTTGGATGACGTTTACTGTGTCACCTGCGGAGAACACGCTTGCTGGCACTGTCAATGTAATTGGCGAAGCATTATTGAGCGTGACGTATTCGCCAACATCTCCGATCACCAAGGTGTAGGTAGTACCTGTTTGTGTGTTGGTGTCAAGGTTCCAGCCCATGTTGGCATTGAGCGTGTTGCATTCTGCAGCCGTCAATACTTGTCCGGACGTAAAAGACTGTTTAGCCATACTTGTTCAGCCTACCCCAACACGTCCTAGGCTGATGGAACAAACTTGATGTAACCACCGCCGACAACCGTTACAGGGTTAGTTGCCCACGTTGGGTTCGTAAACACCATTTCAATGTAATCATTGGCTGCAATTGGAACGCTCATTGCACCATTTGACCATCTGCGCTCTTGTGTTGCCAGTGACACGGTTGCTACCGAATAATCGGTTGTGTTATTGAGACGTATGTTCAACGTCCAAGCTTCGTTACTTCCCGCAGTTGAGGCGTAAGTAAATACATCAGCGGTCGTAATTGTTCCTGCTTCTGTAAAATAAATCTTGCGTCGCCCAGCATTGCCTGCAATCGGCACATCAAACACAGAGCCAAAATAAAGTAGGGTACCGTCTGCAGGGCTGAAGGCGTCGAAGCCAACTGTAATCATCTCAGGTTCAATAATAACTGGTGCCGGTGGCGGCGGTGGCGATGAGGCAGCCAGCACGTTAGTGCCGTCAAGTTGACCGTACACCGGGTCGTTTAGTATCAAATCGTAGACAATTGTGGTTGGGGCTGTGTAGTAGGTAATGCGATGCCCTGACGCAAAATTGATGTTGCCCTCAATGCCTTCAATGCTCAGCTCGGACGTGATGGTTGACAGCCCGGTGATGTCCTTGGTGACCGTAATGGTGTCTCCGATGTCCACGGTGGCCGCCAGCGCTCGCTCGGCGTTGTCTAGCAGGGCAAAGCTGGTGCTGACAGCCGTAAAGCGTGGGGCAGGTTCCGCTTCCAACAGATAATCAGCCAAGTCATCAATCTCGCTTTGCTGATGCAGCAGGCTGTTGGTGATCGACTGCGACTGAATGAAGTATGTGGCTTGACTGGTCAAGTCCTCAGCCAATGCGTTCTTGCCATCAAGCGCCTGCACGTAAGCACGGTTTAGCACGCCATCAGCGTCAAACTCAATCTCCACGTTGTCATAAGGTGTGTTGGTGTTGTCATCGGCAAACGTGATGACCGAACCGCTCAGCGTGGCTCCGATACGCGGCTGGAACGTAAACACGCCAGCCCGACTCATAAAGACGCGGCCCTGTTCAGCCTGGTTGATTTGCGTGATGTAGCTCAAAGTGTTTTGCCCGGCATTCAGCGTGTATGAGCTGTCATGACCCAGGTTGACCGTGCCCACGTCAATAGCCGTGGTGCCTGTGTAATTGACCTCTGGCAACGCTAGAACAGTCTCAATGCGTTCTCCCGAGGTTTCCGCACTCGGGTTGAACGCAGCCATCTGCGTCTGTGCCAGCAAATAGAAATCATCTGAGCACTGCACCGCCACCGTGTTAGGGCCAGCCAACGCAAACTCATAGTTGTAGGCCGTGACGTAGCCAACAAACAGATACTCCGATGATCGGCTCAGCCTGACTCGACGCATAGGTGCAAGGCCCGGCTTGTCGTTGCTCGGGTCGAAATAGGGGCTGGCAGTGTCATACGGCCCAAGGATGCCTGTCTCGTCCGTCATGCGAAAACTCATTGTCCCGGCACCGAACTGATCGTCCACATTGCGGCGACCTCGCCTGTAGGCAACCTCGGTCACATACTCGGTGATGTCTGCGTATGTCGTATTAGGGCCAAGCGTGTAGCTCGTATTGTTTAGCACGCCCTTGGTTGCGTCATCCAACCTGAAGGAGTTGTAGTCAAAGCCTGTGTCAAGCTCGAGCAGGTAGCTACCTGATTGGACAACGCTGGCAGCCATGGTTATGCAATCTGTACGTCAAGTGGGCCGCTGCGACGGTTGTACTGTTTCAACGCGTTTACGATGGTGTCACCGAGGCGCTCGTCGGCAATGGTGCTGTTGACGGTCACGTTGTACACAGCCTGCTTTGGCGCGTACGCCGCGTCCAGCATGGCTGGTACTTCGTAGAAGCGGCTCTTGGGGTCATACACCGAAGGGTCAAACGGTTGCACGGTCATTTGACCGCCACCGCCACGACTGCCACCGCCACCGCCACCCGATGGTGCAGGCAACGTCACCGGGGCAATAACCGGAATGCTTGGCACTTGAATCATGCGCTCCACTCGATCAGGGCCAGCAGCCGTACCAGCAGCACCGCTAGCAGTCCCGCCGCTACTGATGTTGAATCGTGGCAAATTGATGTCACCGAGTTCCCCAATGTTGACACCGGGCAGCAAGTTCAGGCCTTTGATGACGAGGTTTATCATGCTGACGTAGGTGTTTGCAATGCTCT